AAAACATTACAAAAATTAATAAAATCCAATCTCTCTTTTTCATTTTCCCTCCCAATGCCCGGCATCCCAGTCAATCATTTTCATACCGCCATATTTTTCTTCCCATACCTTATGCCATTTCACATATTTATCTCGTATCGGATGTGGGTTAATACCTGCATCCTCGGCATATGCTACATAAATCTTACCATTCTTTTTCATAACAAAATACATATCTACTGCTTTGGCTTTCTGATGTCCCGATATTTTTTTTACTCCATCGCATTTTGATAAACCTTTGGTAAATAATCTCTGTTGTTCCTGTGTTGATCGCAACAAATAATCAAAGATGGGTTCTTCCCCTGCATTTATCATTTCAAGAGTAAATAATGCTAATGATTTTGTAAATTCTCGTCTGTTCATTTAAACTCCTTATTTATATTTTATTTGCTTTATCCTATTTTCTATATGGAGCAGATCCTTCTCGGCCATAATCCCGCTCTTCCATTTACACTTTAAATTTGGGCAGTTCAGCATCCATCCGTCATCTATCTTGGATTTATTCAAGTAAGTGTTGCACCCGGGTTTCGGGCATAATAGTTTTGTTTTTATAGTTTCGTTAATTTTTACCTCCCCACTTTAGGAAGTGATACTCCTGCACCGCCCACTTTTCCTACTTTGGGAAGTGTTAATTTTCCTGCACCTTTGGCAGATTTTTCTGGTTCTATAAATCTTTTTATTATACCTTTTGGTGTACTGTATGGTATACCTACAATCAATGTCGTAGCTTCGGCACTACTGTCAAGGGCCGCCATAAGTGCCTTATCTCTTTTTGCTATATTTTTTTCTGTCATTACCTTCACCCATTCCGCAAGGGCATCTGTGGCAACATTTACTCCCCGGGCTACTGGTATCTGTATATCCTGACCTGCAAATACACCATTCTGAACTTTTGATTTTGTCGCTTGGTATACATCTCTTAAAAAGAACATCTGCGCCATAGGCTTATCCAATAATCCCCATGCTAATTGATTAAAAAGTGTCTGACCTTTTTTAGGTTTATATCCCATTACCTTTCTTCTAAATACATCTACCATTGTTTCTTCGGTTTGTGTTACCACATAAATGATAAATAATGCATATATCAATCTTGCCCAATGTTTGACATCCCTATTTCTTCTTGCCTCTCCATATAATCTTCGGACTAGGTTTAATTGAGCCTGTAAATCAGATCCGAATTGTGTAAGTAATCCAGTCAAACCCTTTGCCCGGCGCAAAGAAGACATATCAAGTGGATTTGATGTTGATTGTGTATGATTTGTTACCCAGTCGCCATATTTATATGCAAGTTTTAATTTATCTGTTGCCGATAAATTCGGTATTTCACTTTCTTCAATATCCATTGCAAGTTTCACATATTCTGAAAGTTTTCCTGACTCAAGTTCTGCAAGACCCTGCAGTACCGCGGCATGCATTCCGGGAACTACGGAGAATAAATCACCTGCTTGCAAACCTTTCATACTTTTTTGTTTAAGATTTTCCCCACCTCCGATTAATTGCCCTCTCTGTGAACTTGCATGTACGATATCTGATACTTCTCTGTTAAATCCGCCATATTTTCTTTCAGTAAATTCTGCGGAATATAATTTGTGGCGATCCACTATTTCGTTATGTTTAAACGCATTTTCAACAAAACCTTGAATTATATATTTTGCAGGGACATAAATATTATAAATAGGTATAGATGTCATCTGTTTTAATATTGGGAATGGGTTCGGCAACCCAAGCATGGCCGTTGCTGCGTTATTTCTTAACCATAAAATAAGTTTTTCAGATGACGAAAGAGAATCCCGAGATCCTGCGATATCCTTTAGACCTTCTTCCATAAGTTTAAAAGTTTCTGAACCATATCTATGTATTATCTCATTTTTCCATATCTCTCCCTTGCCATGCATTAATTTGCGCGCATTCAATAGGGGTTTCTCAAGCCCTATATATGAAGAAGCCCAATCTACGCTCTGTATCAATACTTTTGTCGCACCCTTCAAATATATGGGAAGATCTGATTTTGTTCTTTGTATGAGTCGGCCCTTATTTAACCCTATGCGTATAAAATTGTTCTTGAATTCCTCTACAGCCGATTTTGCTTGAGATGTTGGGGTTAAGGTAGATCTTACCGGTTCTATGCGGAAATATGGATCTTCTACCCTTGGCATAGGATAACCGTTCACTTCTAAAAATACTTTTGCTATGTCGTCACCCTCTCTTTGGAATGCTTCACTTATAGCATTGGCATATTCTTTTTCTACCGGAGTTATGCTTTTCACTACATCCGCCACATCCTGCTCTGAAAACTTAAACACCTGATCCCTGTGTGGGCCTACTTCAAATGCAAATCCACCATTCGTTATATGGCGCATATTGTCTTCACTTAATGAGTGCAGATATATTGCTATTTTCTCATCCCGGGTAATCTCTATCTTTCCCTTAATTGTTTTTTCATCAAGCCATTTGTCTATATCTTTTATGCCATATCTCTTTTTAAAGTTTGTCATGCCGCCAAGAGATTTTTGGAATTCTTCCGGGGCATTCTGTTGATATCGGAGTTGTGTATTTCTACCTTCCTGTATCTGGTTAACCAATACATCCATTGCTACACTGCGTGGCCCGGAGAGTGTTTCTACGATAAGGCTATAATTATCATGTCCTAAACCCATCATATTGACAAACCATTGAACTGGTTTGTTTATCCACTCAAATTTTGATTTGCTGGAACTTATAATCTCATCTTTAATCTTTTTAGGCGCTTTCATCTGGCTGACACTTTCAGTGATCGCCTGTGTAAGTTCTCTATCTGACTTTTTAAATTTTAACTGATTTTTTAGTTTATTAAGGTGCGCATAGTGCATAATAGTATCATGAATTGCTTCGAGTTCATCGGTTGTGATATCATTTAAATTTCTATGATCCAATCGTTGAAGTTTTTCCATAATATAATCAGGCATTTCCGCTTCAGGGTTTGTTTGCAACCACTCTCTTATCTTGCCCAACTGCATCATTGATGTTTTCTGGCGCTTAACAAGATCAATACTTTCAAGAATATCCTTTATTGGTTGTGCCTCTGTAGGGTGCATTTTTGGCAAATTTTTTCGGACTTTCTCTATATCAGATACCAATTTCCTGACTTTTGCTCTTTCTTCGGCCCTTTCATCAATCCTTGTCTGAATCTCTTCTGCATGGGCCTTATGGCGCACTTCGCCCTCTTTACGACCCAATCTTGCAGCTATGGTCGCCGCACTCTGTTCTCGTTGCATCATGCGCTTTAGGGCGATATCTTCCCTTATTAAGTCGCCTACTTTGGCTTGTCCTGTGGTTTGGCGGATAAGGGGTAAAACCTTGCCTTTGGGAAGTGTTGATTTTGATGCGAATGCTTTCTCAAATTTGTCAATTAAATCTGCGGCAGATTTTCTTCTCTGCCTTAATTGGCGCTGGTGTAATTTTACCGCATCCACATTGCGCCGTACTGATTGGTATGTTGGTTTAGTTGATTCTCCGGTTACTGTAATTATTCCTTGTTCTATTGCAATTTTCTTTATGGCTGACACAAGTTCTTCCGGTCTATTAAAATCCCATCCATAAACAGATTTTAACTCCTGCGCCATTGTATCTAATGAGTTTTTTGTTGGATCTTTAGAAAGAAGTGATCCCGGGATACCTGCGGTTTCAGCATTTCTATACTTTTCTGGCAAATAAATACCTCCTAGATTTCGTATTGCAAGAAATAAATTCGTAATCGGACTTTTTTTCAATTCATCATCCAATTCTTTTAATGCTCTTTCCTGTTCTGCATCTATTTCATTTTCCGGCATTTCATCTGGTTGTTCTTTATGTATCATCCCCCCAGCTTTCGGGGTATCTTTTATTTCTAATCCTTTTAACTTTTTCAATTCTTTGGTTTCTATGGTTACCTGTTTTCCGTCTTGTAGGCGAATATTCCCATTTGATAATTTTAATACTCTGTATTCCTCGCCTTTCGGCAAAGTTATCTTTCTTCCCTGAACATTGGTCACTTGTATAGATTCAGGCATACGGAAGATTTCGCCAAGACCGGTAATTTCGGGTTTGGATGGTGTAATCTTTTTGGATTGTATTTGTGGTGTTACTTTAGCAGGGGTTACTTTAGGTTTTACTATCGACTGTTTTGTAGGTGCCAACACTCCTTCAAGATAAGGAACCATACCACCATATTTTTGTAATGTTTCTTCTGTACTTAATATTTTAGCACCAATTACTTTTTCGCCTCTTTTATATGCTTCAACAGTTCTTGTTCTTCCGTCTAGTACGACATAGTTTCCATTAATGGTTTTTGCTACTTCAATGGGGCCTTTTGTTTTAGATATCCGATTGATCGGCGTTATATCTACAGCCTCCTTTATTCCTTCTCCATCTGCCTCCAAAAATGATAATTTATTAATGTCAAGTTTAACTGTGCCTGGTGGTGTGACAGGTTTAATCTTCGGGACTTCTATGCCCAATTCTTTAAGTCTTGCTTCCGCTACTGTGGATTTATCGTTTCCTGTTATATTTTGAGGATCAACGATATTATATAAGGCAAATGGCTTAATACCCTTTTCAGGTACACCTTGTTGCATACCAATATAGACCGCTGTGGGTTTGGCTTGTTTTGCCTTTTTGATAGGCATTGCATTGACTTTTTTCTGTAATGATTCTGCAAAATTAAATGCTTCCTCTTTTGTAGCAAAATTTCTTTCTCCATAAGGCGTGGTTCCTACCTCTGTTAATTCATTAGAACCAAATCTTACACTAACATAATCGCCCTCATCTTTTATCGCTATACCATAATCTTTGCCTACTGCAATATCTGCCATACCTTTTGTATTAAAATCTTTTATCGCTTTCTGAATTGGGATTATTTTGACGGATATCGCAGGTTTCGTCTGTTTAGCCCTAACTTCTGTTACCCAATCAATATATTCTCTTGCTTTTTCAACAGTATTTGCCTCTTGATTTATAAATCTTCCACCTGTTGACTTGCTGTCATCAAGAGCAACAACAAATAAAGTTTCTTCTTTGGGATTCCATACTGAAAAATTATCTCCTGTTTTAACAATCTGATTTCCCTTATAATTTTCTATTAATGGAACATATCCTTCTTGACCGAATGATTTGACTTTAATGACAGGCCCATTCCAATTGCCCTCAACACCCAACGAAGGAGCAATTAAAGATTCTTCTAATCTTTTTTTGAATAATGTGGGTTGTGCTATAGTTTTCGCATGCCCTGCCTCAACAATAGGTGTAGGAGTGGCAGTAATAGGCGCTACAGGTTGAATTGTTTCATGTGGAACAATTGTCTGGGACGGGGCATTTAAGGGAATTATGGGTATTCCTTGCTTTCCCGGGACTATTGGGGCAACAGGGGCCGTAGATTGGAATCCCTGCTCTACTGTGGCAAGATTTGACTGTGTAAGCCCATCTGCAACGATATTACCATATTTCTTTAGGCTCATCCAGCGCGGAACCGCAACATATTCTTTGGATGATAGGGCTTTGACAAATTCTGACTTATATTTTGGGACTTCTGCCATACCTCCGGTTGGAGTTTTCTCAAAAAACTTATAACTTTCTACATAATCATTCAATTTTTTGGAGGATGCCATTAAATCCACTTTCTGAACCATTTTAAACTTGGCAAAGTTCTTTACTCCATCAAATCCTGCTCTTACAACATATGGGGGAACAGTTCCAAGCATAGCAAAAGCAATATTAGGGAGTTGCTTTGTAGGTTCGTCAAATCCAAGTTTATCTGCCATATAGTCCCAACCGGCATATGCCGCACTAAAAGCACCTACTGCAAATGGGTTCATTGTAGCCACAGTTGTACCAAATGACTTAGCAGATACATCCTTCATTTCATCTAAAAGTTGAGGAACTGTTGGAGGTGGGGTTTTCTTCTCATCTACCACTGACCATTTATAATAAGAAGGCAATGTCATATATGTGCGCGGTTCAGTTATGTATGACCATAAATCTCTATATTTCTCTTTGGGTATCTGCTTTGTAGGTGGACGAGTTATTATATCCGCAATCTTCTCTCCCGGAGTCTTAAAAACATTAAATCCTGCAGGTTTATTTGCAGGTTCATTTATCTCTGGGAATAAGTTTGATTTTATTTGAGTTTGTTCGGGCTGATCCACTTCCGGGAATAGTTTTGACTTAAAGGTTTGCTGACCTATTATAGGTGTGGATGTGGATATCTCCCCATCAACTTCGGGAAATAATTTTGACATATCTGCCTCTATTTATACATTTCGGGATATTTTGTTTTTAATCTTAATTTTGCCGATTCCTTTGTTAATTTACCACTTGCAATGGCCTGACGAGCTGCCGCAGTATCTATTTTCCATTCTTCGTGCCTTGCCACTTCAGGGGATTGTGCCGGAGTTTGTTCCTGACTCGCCTGTGCCGAATTTCCTATCAATTCTCCATAAGGGCTTCCGAGTTGTTCCCCACCCTTTTTCCACGGCCCCCATCCTGTTTCAGGAGTAGTCCCTGTAGGTTTCATTGTAACCAATTGCTTGATTTCGGGATCTGCAAAATCCACACCTAAACTTTGACCTAAAATATAGGCATCGTTCTGATTTTCAATTTTTTGGTTTACTTGATTACCACTGACATCTTTTGATGGATAATATCCAATTCTTAAGTATCCTATAAAATCATTTTTTGCTTTTTTCGAGGCTTCCTGTTTTTTTAAATCAACATCTGATCTTGGATTATATGGAGTTTGGGGTGTTATTGGTATTGCTTGACCATTTTCATCATATCTATATGCAATTTGCCCGCCGCCAAGGTCAAATCGTTTTCTTTGTTCTTCAAGGCTTTTTGCTTCTCTATCCTTTAATTCCAATTCTTTGAGCCTCAATTCCCTTTCTGCCTGTCTTTCAAGTGCGCTCATCCTTGTTTGCATCATCTGATTTTCTATTTGTGCGGCCAATACACGGCTCTGTTGTTTGTCCCTATTCATTTCTTTCAATGTTTCAAGCACTGATTGCCCTGTGCCTATTGCCGCGCCATATCCTTGAAGATTCCCTGAAGTTTCAAAATTATAAGGCATATGTCACTCCTTTAATAAAACGATATTTTATTTTGTGGCCCGATAAATCCGGGTTCGTATTGATACATATTTTTATATAGCTTATTCTGATTAAGTATTGCACTTTCAACATCTGTCGGGCCTCCAAACACTCCACCCTTCCCGAATTGTCCGCCTATTCCAAGTGCAAGAGAACCAAATTGACCTATCAATTTATTACTATCTTCCTGTAATCCATATCTCTGGGCTGTTGCTTGATTTTGCATATTCTGTTCTTCGGTCATTTGTTCGCCTGCAAGACTTCTATTTACATCTGCCTTTTGATATCTTATTTGTCGGGCTAAAGCTTCCAAAGGATCATGTATTGCACCTTGCCCTCTTATTCCCTGCTTTCCATACTGATTACTCAAGAATTGTTTAGTTTGTAATCCCTGACTTTCATCCAAGCGCCTCAAGGATTCATCTACTCCTTCTTGGCGGAATTTCTTCCTTGCTGTCATCTGATCCCATGCTGTGATTGCCGGCTCGAGTTCAGTAATGGCGCGCCAATCAAGAGGATTCTTTGATGCTATAGCATTTTTATATTTTTCTCGAGCTGCATCATATTCTGCTTGGGATGTAAAGTTTGCCACAGGTTTTGGAGTGAGCATATCTACAAGCCCTCCTACTGCCGATCCTGCAAGACTTAAAATCGAAAACGGATCTACCGCCATATTGCCTCCCTATCGTAAATCAATAAATGAGCCTTCTATTAAATCAAGTGCTTTTATGCCAAATTGATAATCATATAATTTGAAACCAATATCCAAATCATCGTGATAAAACATAATTCCCAAATAATAAAACTCCGGGGATATCTCTATCCTATTTATCCTTCTTATGATATCCTCTCCTGCATATAATGGTATCGTGTTCACTGTGGCAAGTTCCTGATTGTCCACATAGCAATATACATATAAATCTGAAGTATCTTCCCCTGTTGCAGTTGTGGTATATATTGACCTCAATTCCTTTTTAGTATATGGCGCGCCAAAGTTAAATGATTTTGTTTTATACTGTGATACTATTGCCTCGCCATTATCGTTATATCCAATCCAAGCATGATATATCTGTCCGTTCCTGCTATCGCCAAATCTCAAAGTATCTAAAAATCTTGTCCATCTATTTACATACCAGCCAACAAATTTAACCCATTGCTGATTTTTGATATTATAGGCATAGACTACATTATTATATGTTGAACCATCCTCCGCACCGGCAAGTAAATAATAATCATCCCACCATATACCCTGTAAACTTGCCTGATTAATTGCAGAATTTGTTCCCCAATTTATTTTTATAGAATTAACAATGGGACTTATTGTGGTATCGCTTGTTGACAAATTAATTTTATACTGCATATATTGATAATTGTTTAATCCTAATACATAATTTCCTATTGTTGCAGTATTCCAATCACTTGATATACAGTTTGCTTCGCTTGTTCCACTCCTTAAATAAAAATTAATTGTTTGATTATTTGTAATATAATCACTCTCAAATAGTCCATAGAAAGGACTATCTATGCCTGTATTGTGGACTGGGGAGATGTATGAAGAAGCATTTGTATATAACTTAAATAAAAAATCTTGTGAATAGCTATTAAAAGTTCCATATCTATAAATTCCATTTTTATATACTTTAAAATTATTATATGACCAATATTTAGCAGATAAATCAGATCCAGAGATTGCTTCCATTTTTATCCAATATCTAACACCATTAGTAATATTTGCTGTATCAGTAAAATTAAAATCAAACCAAGTTCCCGGAGGACCGACAGGATCAGAAACCGTAACAATATCAGAAGAATAAAGAAGTGCATCTGGAGTGTTACTATTATCTGAATAAATTTTACAAACAACGGTTATTGATCCTGCAATATTAAAAAAGAAATTTCCAGAAATTTTAAATATGCGTGATGTTGACTCAGCAATAAAGCCTTCATAAATATTATATGAAAATGCAGTACCCACATTATTAAATTCACTAACATCTATAGATGGAATTTTTATTTTAATACTCCCCTCAACAGTAGTCGTATCAATATTAGTTTTTGTTTCTCCATTATTTTGCCAATCAGATTGCGTAGTAGTCAACCAATATGCCTGTCCTGTTGACACTTGTCCCATATCATCATAACTCGGCTGTATTTTGCTTCCTATGTCGGTTAAATTCTCTCCGTCAAAAGAATATATTCCTCTATTTGATGGGAACACAATATTTTTTTCAATATTGGCATTAGCATATTGACTTCTTCCGCCAAGTTCAGAAAATACAGGAACTAAATTACCTGATGATATTTCACTCGCTATATTCTTTAATAACCAAGTCGTAGTTTGTGATTGGATAACCAAATATGAGGTTATGTCATCTGCAAGTCTTGACATTGGCGTAAGCGAAGTAATCCACTCGCCTGCCGGTATGGGAACAATAATATAATTCGTATCGCCTAAATCCGTTGCTTGCCATTGTAAAGAGTGATATAGCCTGTTAGGGTTTGAATGATCCGCACCGAATAAATATCCCTGCATAAATGCCATAACAACAGGTTTAACTTGTTCTGTGCCTGTATATGTGTTCATTGTTGTTCCATCCCAAGCCCTGCGATAATCCTGACCGTTTGAGAACACACAAGTTTCGTTTCCAAGAGTATCAGAAATAGTCACATAACACATCTCATAATTTGAGATAAATCCTGAACCAAGTAATGTAAAATTATTACCGTCTTCTGAATAATAAACTGAACTTTCGCAATTAGTCATTAAATAACTTCTGCCTGATGATTTTTCAAAATCATAAAGTCCATATATTGCTTCAGATACATTACTATCGTGTGATACACTTTGCAAGTAATATACATAAGGAGTATAAACAACGCTGTCTGTTGACAAATCGGCTCTTAATTGCATATAACGGTCTTCTGTTGTTACAATCCCCCCGGTATCGATATAAGTCCAAGTCGCCGCGTTTACCTCTGTATCGTCGTTTCCGTGCCTCTGGTAATAGACTACGGTCGTTCCTGTGGTATTACTATCTGACTTTGTAAAGTCAAAATGCCCCAAGAAATATTTATCGCCACGATCTATTTTTGGGCTAACCCATTGCCCAGTTAATGACGATCTATACATATAATTAAGTGTAAAAGTTTCAAATATGGGATTACAGATACTGCTTAATCCTGCGAATTTTGGGGTTAATACGGTTTTGACTTGAAAACAAGATTTTAGTGTTAAATTTAATGTGGTATTTTTATCAATCTGAATCCAACTTGAATCCTGACTTGTAATTACATTTGTCCTATAATAATAATCGGCATATCCGCCATTAAGAGTATCAATAACGGTTAAATCTTTTATCATTCCGCTTACAATATTTGTATCCGTATTCCATTGCGATATATATGTCGCCTGTGGAAGAAGATATATTTCCTGTATGAAAACTGGTGTGTCGCTTGAATATACATACAATCTCCACTCCTTTGCTATGCAAGCAGGAAAAGTTTCACTCCAACTGCAAGTATCCGCAAGATTAATTACTGCTACCGCTGTATCCCATAATCCGGTTGTTATATCCTTGTATTGTAAATCAAAGGTGTTTGGCGAGTAAGTAGCATAACTGTTATACCATCCTGCGCCCCCTATTGTTGTCGTTGTATCAAGAGTAATTGTCAGTATTGCCGTATTTGGTGTGGATAATGAAGCCCAGAATGTATCCACCAATGCTGGTTCGGTTGTACTGTCCGAAAAATCTACTTTCGCGTAATCCCATATTTTTAAATTATCAATTACTCCGTCAGCGTGATATGTTGCGTATGCTTCCCATATACCTATCCATAAATAAGTCTTCATCCAATCAGTTGAAAAAGTAGAGTTCGTATTTCCAGCCTTAAAAACATCATTTATATAAATTCCGTGATAGTATGTTGTTCCGCCCTCTGAAAATCCTGCACTATCCCAAACAAAGGCAAGATGGACAAAATCTCCTGCCGACCAATTAAAATCTACAGAAGCAATAATAGCATCTTGCCAACCATTCCTCTGCATTTCAAAATAAAGAGTATTATCACTTTCTTTATAAATTCCTATTAAATCACCGTTTGGGCCACTTCCTCCACTTCCAAAAATCATGTGCCTTGCGCCGTCGTTCTTATCGTGGGTTGGCTTATACCAAAATTCTATGCAACCCTCTGTATCAGAATACAATCCTGCTGACGGAATGTAAAATCCCTCTACTGCATCAACAAACATTCCATCGTTAAATTTTCCTGCCGCATAAGTGGGATTACCCTCTATTGTTCCTGCTAAACCAACTTTGGGAACAGTAATATCAAATAGACCTTCAATTTGCGACCAGTAAGTTAAACCAGTGGGTGGAGAATAAGAACCATCTCCCGTGTCCCTGTCTATTGCGTTTGAGGGATAATATTTAATGGAATAACTGTTTTCGCAGGTTGCCGAAGCACCCGCCGTATCCGCCGCTCTGTCTACATTTGATATTGTAAGCATCCCGGGATATGTGGTTGAATCTATATTCACAAGACTATCCGCCGCATCATAATCAGTTACACTTCCCTGCACCCATGATTCACTTGTTGAGGACAGAGATATAGTGCCCGGCGAAGTAGTATAATCAACTGTCTTTGTTTCACCTAATGCAAAGTCTGCTTCGGTAGTATAAGTAAAAGTGTTAAAAGAATCGGAAGAGAACGCTTTTCTTAAAATGCAACCTTTTCGTTTTTCGATACTGCCATCGGGATTTACTAGAACATTATCTGCTATAGTTGCATAATATGAACCTATTTTTGCTTCATCACCACTCAAATCAAGGCCCAAAAACTTATCAAAATTTTGAGGAGTATACTGTATTGCTTCCTGTGCATTAATAAAAGATGTTAAAATACAAAAAATATATAAAACAACAATCTGTTTTTTCATTAAACCTCTCTTTATTTTATTGTCCTTGCATTGGCGGCATACTTTGCTGGGTTTCATCTAATTGAACTGTTGTCAATCTTGCTACTTCTTCATCAAAATCTTTTTTAGCACTTGCCTTATTTGTTCCGGCCATTGCAGTTTGATCATCTGCAGGAGTAAATAAATATATTCCTCCAAATTCAAGCACAGAATCACTTGGTATTGGGGAAATATCCTCATTGTCCATTAATCTTATAGCTTTGGGCCAGTATGTATAAGGTATAATCTTTCTTGCAGATGGCGCGCCATGAAATCTTACTTGAAAAAGGCCCGGAGGATCTATTTTATATTTTTTCGTTGTTGCCGTCACATCTCCAAAGTTTCTTTCAATTGTGATGCTTATTACACTACCAACAGCAGTTATTTTATATAATTTTCCATAGGTGTCTATTTGTATATATCTTCCTATCATAGTATTATCCCACGAAGTTCCTAATCCCACAATTGCATTGCTGCCATTTGTGGTAGTTATTGTTCCTGTGTCATAATATGAATCTGTTCTTACTCCCAACATCATTATTTTAGTCGGTATACCGTCTGTCACTTGAGCAGATAATAGATAATTTTGATAATCAACATATGTAGTCAAGACCTTTATATTTTTAATAACTGCCATTTCTTTAAAGTCTTCGGGCATAGTATAAGTATCATAGTAAATTTTATATGTTAATAGTGCGCCTCCGGTATGGATATAGTTTGTTTCAAGTGTCAATGTTGCGCCATCTGTAAATGATTTTATCCTATAAACCTGTTCTCCATCAGTTCCATCTGTTATAATGATCTTCTGCCCTGCCATATCTCGTGTCCACACAGTTCCTGCGCCTGTCAAGGTTGCTGAATCCTGTGTTGCTGTGAGTGTTCCTGTGGAATAAAGGGGTTTTGTCGTTAAATATCCCTTTCTAGGCATCCAGGGCATCTTATATTGGTATACCAATCCTTGCGCATGGTTAATATATGATTTTACAAGAGAAAGGGCTTTTTTATTCTCTTGCAGGTTATCTATACTAAGATTAAATTTCGCCAAAACATTTTTCTGTAATTCATAATAGGTTATCATTTTACCTCTTATCCACCATTGTTTTTATTTCTCCGACTTCACGATTTATTCCATCTATTTTATCAAATATTTTTTCTAAATCCTTAGTATGTTTTTCAATATCTTTTTTTGCTTCTTTCATTTCTCCCTGCAAAGTAGTAAGACAATTACTCTCAATCTTATCAAGTCTTGCATTATTATCTTTTATGTTATCTCTTGAAAAAAGAAGATTTAATAATGCAATACCCACACTTGCAATTGCTATTACTATTGTTATCATTTGAACTCCTTATTTATTTTATTTCAACGGGAACTACAACTGATTTTTTGATTGTCTTTTTAATATCAAGTGTGAACGTGTCAGAAGAAAGAGTTATTGTATTATCTTTAACTGAAATCTTTACACCCTGGTAATCCAATTCTTTGACATAATTTGTTTTGGTTTCTTCGTGGATAATTGTTTTAACAACATCAATATAGTTGTATCGTATATACTCTTTAATGACTTTGTTTTGAGCAAAACAAGGCATTACCATAAATAACAATAATACTGTCATAAAATATTTATTCATCTATACTCCTATTTTGGTAAATATTGTATTAAAACACCCATACCATTACCGACAGTTATTACCGCAGTATCGCTAAAAACAACAGGGGAATTAAAATCCCATAAATTAGGAATACCGGATAACATATTAAAATTTATTTTTGTCTGTGATGTTGCTCCAATATCCATATCAAGCGTTGTGCTGTCAACAGTGTTGTTAACTGATGCACCTATTGCATAAACTTTAAATCCACCATCATAATAACTTCTTGAATCAAGATTTGCTCTTGTAATCGTTGGGGAAAGTGTCGGCGATTCGCTTGTGGTAAGATACGCATACCATTGAACATACTCATCTTTGCAATATGTTGAAGTTCCACTTGTATATGAAGTCCAAGCACCTATCGGGGGATTAGTTGAACCAGTCCTTACAAAATATGCAATAGTTTCCTGTGTTCCTGCAATAGTTGACTTGCTATCAGTAAATGTAATCGTAAAATAATATGGGGTTATGCTATCCGATTCAACTCTTTCAAATACTTGTGAAGTAATCGTTCCTGCAAAATACGCTCCTGATACACTCACAACATCAAAGTCAAGGTAAATATAATTATTGCCAAGACCTGCCGATTCAATATTTGTTGATGCCAACACTTTTAAACCTGCCGTTCCGTGATATGTTTGAGTTTCCAATATGGAAGTAGGAAACATAACTGTTGAACCTGTTCCAACTATAAATGTTTCAAGATATGTTTTATCAACAACATTTGCTTGTACCGGATCTGTATTGGTTGAATCAATTTTAACTAAAGGTCTTGGCGCATAAACCATTGTATATCCACCTACTAAACCACAAGCAGTTTCCGCACCATTGGAATGTGCAATAACTTTAATATTTGCAGTATTACCAACAGAGATTAGTTCTATTCCACAAATATCATTTGGCGACCAATATACTCTTGGATGAACATTTAATAATTGTCCTTCTAATTCATCAACAATCTGTTTTGCAGATCTATTTTTACCAGGTACAAGATAAGCAGTATCTATAATACCATTTACAGCAACAAAAAGTTCTGTATTTGTTGATGTAATTGTGAAAACACCAGAACATGTCCCGGATATGGCAGCTACTCCTGTTTTATCATTATCACTGTCTTTTGCAAGTCCCTGGATGTCATAAGCAAAACAATTTATTGTACCTATCATTAAAATTGTAACCACTACACATAAAAATAACTTCCTCATTTTTCCTCCCTAGCTGTTATTTTGTGTCCTTCTTATAAGTGCGTTAAATTTTTCTATCGGATCTTCAATCGCCTTTACTTTTTCTGGTGTTCCTTCTTTAAATTGTGGAAGACAGTATTTACATAATTGCATACTATTAAATTTTTTTACAAGCATAGTTGTATTCCCACAATTTTCACAAGTACCATATTGATCTATTTTTTCACTCACTTTATTTCCTTTTAATATAAAAAAAGCGGGTAAGTTTCCCTACCCGCCAATTTTTATGGATTTATTGTTAATTGTCTTGTTCTATACCATATTTCTAAATTCATTGAAGCATTCGGTGTCCCAGACGGAGTATATGTGTGATATGTTCCATTTATTGTTACTGATGTCGCATTGACATTTGCCGCATTCTCAATAACTTTAAATACAGTATCGCCATAAGGATCGTGTGATAAACCAAACTTATTATCAACACCAATAGAATAACTATCAACACTGCCCACATTGTTGTTAAATGTAGCAAGAAAACCTGTTGAAAAAGTTATTGTATTGACCTTTGAAAAAGCAACATTTCCAACACCACTATTGCTTGATGTCGTGATAGTTGTCGTTCCTGCTTGAATATTTTCAGATACATAGTTTCCCATAGCGTTAATTCCGTAAACGGTTATATAGATTGTATTACCCGGATTTGAACTTGCGGCATTTGGACTTTCTGTGCATTGCCAAGTAATATTTCTTGGATATGCAGGTTGAGTTGTAAGAGATATGGTTACTGTGTTACTATACAAAACTACGGTATCTATCAAAGATGTTGCTGTGCAAGAACCATAATTTTTTGCTATTGGTGCTAACCATTGCTCACGAACAACCATATCAACACCAGTGTAAATATTTCCATCCTCATCTATTTTAAACAAAGATGTACCATTCAAATCTTGAACTTCAAGTACAGGGCTATCACTTCCATTATTACTATCCTCCATTTTAACTTCTATACTTGAAAACCTGGAATGACTTGCATATCCAAACTGTGCAATTCCTACCAGGAGCATCATCGCTATTATGATCGATATTCTTTTCATTTAAGTCCTCCTCCTGAATACTGTCATGGCCCCGGGCTTTATCCCAGGGCCACTTAAGATTATTTTTTAAGAAGTTGCATAGTTTGCCGCTACAACCTGGCGCCAGTTCTTTACCATAATACCATATCTCATATAAATACTCATCTTATAGAGTTTGGTTTCTTTATCTTCCCACAAATCAAATTCCGGATTTTCTCTCATGTAAAGAACAAATCCACCCATTTTCGTATTGACAAGTTGCCACTGATCGGCATCGGTCAGATAATCCCAATAAACAGGTTGAACAAGGTTATTCATTACATTAATGGCCCTGTTTGCTGTATCAGGTTTATCCTGCGATTTAAGTATCTCGTCAACAGTAAATTTCAATGCCGGGCTGCAAAGCAGGATATTCGGAACATTGCGCATAATACTGTCATCCTCTTTCCTATTATTATATACAGACATTCTATTGTAAGCTGTCTGTAGATTTGTGATGCTTATATTCAAAGCACCAAGACCATTATAATAATTGGTATTACCCTTTGATGTGTGATATGTTCCATTGGCCGCAAATAAAGCCTTTCCATCATAAAGCATACTTCCGGTACCAGGATCGATAACACCAGCAATAGTATTATTAAAAACATCATGGCCTGCTGTGTGTCCGCCATAATTAAATACTCCAGCGCAGAAATCCTCAATAGTTTCCTCTGCATCAATTGCCCACTGTGACATTTGAGATTTAAGGAAATTTGAAAGTTTCTGTGTATCTTCGGCTACTTCCCTTGTGATCGTCTCCATCTTGGCAAATGCGCGTATCTTGCCATATGTAATAAATCCTTCTATCGGAGCCTTCTCTTTAATTTTACCTGTAGATGTTTTTTCCTCACGTTTTCCGGTACCTATGGCAGATGTTGATTTCTCATACAGAGCCGTGGTTTTCTTTACTGTAAATACTTCCGTATATTTCTTGGGCTGTTCATCATATGATTCCCAATACCAATCATATGAATCCTTTCTTAAAGCTTCAGGAAATAATGATTCAGTCGTTGTCGCCATGTTATTGTCCTCCTTAAAATTTTATAGTTTAATCGTGATTGTTTCATGTGGAATATTTTCTTATGCAATTGCTGTGATGTAAACAGTAACAGGGTTCATGTGAACATAAACCAACTGATTTATGATGTCCACATCTACTATAATCAGATAACCTTCATTGGCTTCGCCAACATCAGCATACTGAATATTTGAAGTTGTGACAAGATCACACTTTTTGCCACGCATAGTTGCAAGAACTGCAGCATCCGCAGGTATACAATATACGGAACTAAAAGACACATCAACCATAAGGTTTGAACCAGCTTCTGTTGAAGATGCTGTAAATGCTCCGCATTCAGCCCAACCAAAAATAAAAGCACCAGAATCAGGGTTATTACCCGATCCTGCTACTTCTATCCTTCTTGATGTATCAAACCATACGAAATGTCCACCCTGATTTGAGAATACTTCACTTGCGCCCACATCAACTGGGCCAACCAATTGCCTATTTCCATACTGATACCCATGCTTTATCATGGGATTTTTTGCGCCTATTTTATTTGCCATCTTATTTTACCTCTCTTTTTTATTTCTGTCCATAAAAAAAAGGACAGATTAAAAGTTTGGTAGCATAGGGGCGATGCCCTATACTTACCTTTTTTATTACTTTTAACTCTATCCTTGTTTTACGCCATTTTAACCCGCTGGCGAGAGGGTTGTGGATAGTTCTTTAAATCAATTGTTTACTACTTAATTTCTTTTGCCTTCTCGGAAGTTAAACCTATAAATTTATACTCCCTGGTTCCTTCAAGCCTATTACCTTTTACTAAAGGTATAATGCCTGTGGCTTTCTGTATCTTCTCGGCCTCGATAGGATTGTCGGTTATATATTCTGCTTTAGCCGATGCTTTCACTACTGTTGGTTCAACTGCAGGCGGTATTGCTCCAATGTTAGGAGCTACTGATGCCGCAGGTGCTACTACTTTTTTAATTTCTTTTTTCTTTGCCACTTTTCCTCCTATTTCTTTTTTCTTGCATCCAATCTTGCCTGTCTTTTATAGATAACCTCGGCAGCTGCCTCTACACTTATTTTCATATCTCTTGCGGCCTCTTCTATTTCCGGGGTTATAAGTACTGTTTTTCCTGCATTGCTTCCTGCACTCTTCCCGAGTTTAACCTCTCCTATTATTTCTCGGTGTTGTTCTATAGATGTTTTTGCTTTTCTCTCGGCATCCCTGTAAATATCGTCTATGTGTTTGCCGAGCACGAGACTTATCGCCTCTTCTACTATATTGGGCATCATTGCACTTTCTAGACTTATGTGTTGTAGATGACCTTCCATCTCCTCAACATATTTCGGGTTTTCAAAAAACTCTTTATATTTTGGCGAATCTTTAAGGAAATGTTTTTGATTTGTAATATTTGTATTTGCATTTACATTCATATTCCTTATTTGTTCTGCTTTTACGGCCGCATCTATTGCAGCCTGATTTTTCTTTTCTATTTTTGAAAGAGCGCCATATGTCAAACCTGTTTCTTGATCGATATCATCAGGATTATGTTCTGGAGTTTTCGGAGTTCTTGCAGCATCAAGTTCAGCCTGATGTATTCTGTTTGCTTCTGCAAGTCTTTCGTCTGCTTCTTGTTTTATTCTTACTGCTTCCATTCCTCGGTTATGCCAAGGAACACCTTTTGAATCTAAAACAGGGATGTTGTTTATACAAAAATTTCCTTGATCATCTTTTGTATATTCAACACCGTCTTTTACTACTTTTCCTTCCGCTGCAAGTCTTTCTGCTTCTGCTTGAGCCTGATTTGCCGCTTCAAGTACTCCTTGCTCTTCCTGATTTAATTCTTCACCTGCTTCTTGTTTTGCTTGTACTTCTTCGATTGTTACACCCACTGGTTCCTCCTTTTTGTTCACGCTCTCTTACCCTCAAGCGATGGGATTAGGAGATCTTTTATTTCTGCGCTTATTATAACATACTTTTATTTTGTTGTCAAGTATTTTTATTTTTTATCTTCTTTTTTAATTTCTTCTCCTGCTTGGATAAACTCCGGAGCAATTTGCAATACTTGTTCCAATGCTTGAATGATTCCCGAGATAAAAGTATCAACTACAATACTTCTCTTTTCGTTTGGAACATGCGCAAGAGTCAATAATATCCCTTAATTTTTTCTTTTATAATCGTATCAAGTGTTGTTTTAACAGGATTATTTGGATGATCTATGAATATCTTCGCATATAATTCTGTCTGCTCTTTTGAAAATTCTGTTATGCTACTCACACCACTTGCCAAATCTTTTAAATCTATTTCTTCTTTTTTATTTTTCATTGACCACCTCCCGGTTGTCCACCACCTGCCCCACCGCCTGCATTTGCTGCTGCAGCGGCCTGTTCCTGTGCGAGTCTCAATTTCTCTTGTATTTCTTTCTTTTTATTGTCAGATAATAATTTATCTGCTTCTTTTGCCCAATCTTCCGACCAATATGACATTATATTTTTCAAAAATGCCCATTGGATGTCTATATCCCCGGCAATGAGAGGATGTTGCCCAATCATTTTGAAAAGTGTATAACTATTCTTTGATTTTTCAAATGTTGCCACACTCTCAACAGCTGTCTTATTATCAAATTTAGCTTTAGCTCTCATTTCGCGCTTTGATATGCTTTCAAATCCCATATCGGCGCGATAATCAGCCTCTTTTGTGTTTGTAAATTGATAATGATCGCTTTGTATCTGATAGGCAAGTTCTTTCATGCCGAAACTATATTCTTTGACATAATCACCTATATTCACATTGCTCTCGGCAAGCAACAGTTCTTCTTTTCTTGCCGGGCCTGTAGGATCTTGTTGGTTTACCTGTCCGGACATAGCATACTGCGGAATACCAGACAATAATTCAACTTCCCTAGAATTATGTGATTGCATAGTCATGCTTGAACTTGGGATATCACTTGTTTTTAGTTCTGTGATTTCTCCATCTACCTTGGTTGGAATATTTGCTCCTGGAAAGAATTTATGTTTCTTTGGATCATAGGGAGATCCCGGCACAACTTTCTGCAACCATGCCCTTACAATTGCCTGATCCCAAGCATTTGATACTTGATTTACTGTTTTATCCTGTGCACAGTTTATTGATTTAAGTTTCCTTCCGAGACCACCCATATAAAATCCATATCTGTGTTCGGTAGTCCTAAATATTATAAAATATGTACGATTGTGTGTATATGGGAATTTGATACCACGCAGGTATAGATTTTTACCTGCAGCGCCTTTGGCAAACCAAAATACACTTTTTTCATCCCGACCATCACTATTGTAATCATATCTTACAATACCCTCAAACACTTCAAACTTTTTACCGGGTTCTTTTTCATTTACTTTGAGGAGGTCATCAACATTGTTAAAAAATCCTGATTTCTTGGCTTCTTCGAGTTCATCTCGTGTCCATTCCTGTCGCTCTATGTTATACCATGCTTTATTTTCGTCTGTGGTGCCTTCCGGGTAATACATATTCTTCGGATCTATCCAGGTTCCCTTAGTGCCATTGAATTCATCCCGATATTGTTCCATCAACCATATTTTCTCGCCAGATGATGGGATTGCCTCAATATTCCATTTGTTTGTAGTCTTATCATAAAAATTTTTAATTAATGCTTCTACTGATTTTATACCAGACAATTTAAATATGTACTGTGGATATTTTTCCAACACATTAGGATAATTACGCAGGAGTTCTTGTGGGGTTTCGTAGCATATGATTTCTTCCCTAACTTCCCCGGGATCTGCATCCCATGCGCATTTCAACACACCAAAGTTTAGCATAATAGCATCATATTCAAGGTTGCGGCTTATTTCTTCGAGTTTCATCTCATTTCGGGCTATACTATCAAGCCACTTTTCTTGTTTTTCGGCTATTTCTATGGTACTATTGCCTTCTGGAGATACATCCCAAATGCGACCTGTATAGAAAAATGACTTATGCAACCTTGGCTTTAATCTATCAACGGCTATTGTTGTGTCGCCTGTGCGCCGCTTACTCGCGCCTTCCCAGGGCCAGTCAGTTTCCAAATCTTCCATGAGATAACGGCTTCGGCAGTATTTCTCGTGTTCAATAAACTCCTGACGCTCTTTATTGGTTGGCGCACTGTCAATTTGCTTCATCAATAAATCTGCAATGATTTGTTCTGTTTCAGGTTTCAATTTCAATCTTACAGCCTGTTCTGCAGGTTCTGGTTCGGATATCTTTTTTAATGCGTATTCTTGATCTTCCTTCAGTTCAATTTTTGCTTTTGCCACTTCGTCCTCCTCGTTTATCTTTTAGGATATTCATATCTCCCTTTATTTTTATCGTGCCATGACATGGGCAGTCAAAAGTCTTTCCGGTGTCAATCTTTGTATGCTCAAAAAATTTACCTTGTTTTTTTGGTTCTTTTTCTTCTTCCATAGTCCACTCCTTCTAAAAATGCTTTTTGTATAGATAAGTATGTATAGCAAGTTCCTCGCGCAAGACATCGATCTCTATCTTTTGGAAGAACTTTGAAACAAAATTTGCACCAATTATTTTTTTCTACCACATGGGCCTTTTTTACCACTCATTTCTTTTTTCCTTTATCGCCTTTGTGATGTTCCGATTTCAAACCTGTGGACTTAACACATATACCAAAGGCTGATGATTTATCTTTTCCTTGAGCCATTACCTGTTTCACGCATGACATTAATTTTTTAGGCATCTATCTTTTTCTCCTTTTCTGGTTCGACTTTTTCATCTTCTTTTTGAAGTGCTGCACGAGTGCCATCTGGTAAGAGTATACTTCCAGGTTTATAATCTACTATCAATTTTAGTGCATCTGCCAACACTCGATAGCATAATTCTTTATCCTCAAGTAATCCACCCATTACTGTCTGTCCCTTTTCATTGATACCGATATTTAATACTGCCTTTACTTTTATTGGTTGTCTTGCTCCCCATCCCATTTTAAACCTCCTTTTTTGCCACTTTTGCAAAAAGTGGGTATTTAAGTACTTAGTATTTGTATTTAGTCTTTACTATAATAATTTTTTTAATTGTTTTGCATTACTTCTTTCTTTTCTTTTCTTTATGAAACTTTCTTTTCTTTTCTTTCTTGAAATCGTTGGCGAAAAAGCAAATTATCGTTGGCGTAAATGTAACCCCCCCCCCACTTATGCATTCACTTTCTTGCTAAATCTTTCCTCAAAAGTTTGATACAATCCTTCTGTTTCTTGTTCCGGGGAATATATCTCTGCGCCTAATCCCTCAACACCTAATCCCAGAGA